GCGATCATCGGCGTGACGCTCGAGGTTGCCTACTCGGAAACCTTCAACGATTATGGTGCGGTCGGGCCGGTCACGCTTGCGGGATCTTATGAAGTTCCGCTCTGGAATCAGCTTTTTGCCGGGCCGGATCCGACCGCGTCCTCAGATCCGCGCAACTGGCCCTATTGCTACCGCTGGGAACCGAGTTATGGGGCAACGATCCATATCGATCAGTTGCAATATGGAGCGCTTCCGACCGGGACGCTGCGCATCTACTACTCGCAGCGTTCAAACGCAACGAATCCCCGTCAGGCGCCTCTGCACCGGCTCAGACTGAGCTTTGAGAACATGCTGGGCTCAGGAGATGAGTACACCGATTTCACTGCGCAGCAGATCATTTATCCGCACTATGCCGGATGCGGCTCGAAAGACATCGACCTTGGCGCCATGGGCACGATTCCGGCATTAAAGGCCGAAGTGCAGGGCAAATGGGGATACACGGCCCAAGGGGATGCAGACTTCGTCGACATCATCGAAGACGTCGTGAAATCCGGCATTACCCAGGCAGCTTTGGGGGGCGCAGTCAACTTCGGCGCCACTGAGCATGGAACTGGAAGCTACGACCTGCCCGGCACGATCCAGAAGAAACTGGCGACTTCGAACAATGCGAGCGGCCTGCCGCCGATGCTCTACAACATGCCGAATACGACCGGGAACATTCTTGTCGTGGCAGCCACCGGGCAGGGCGTGCTTTCGATTTCGAGCAGCAATGCTGAAACGTGGACGCCGGTATTTTCAGGCACCCCGGCATATCAGGTGTGGTGGGCGACGGCGGTAGGCGGACAGAACACGGTCACGGTAAGCGGTGCCGGGCAGCCCTCTGAGATTTGCATCATGGAAGTGGGCGGCGTAGGGAGAACGACGTCGACACCCAGCCTGATTCTTGGAGCAGCGGTCAACGCCGTCGGAACGGTGAACAAATCGGCATCGTGCGGGCTATGCCTCCCCTACGGAGGTGGCGTCATCTGGGAAACCTTCACGATGATGTCGGCGCTGCCGTCTGACGCGGTGATCACGGCGATTTATCCGGTGCTCGTTTGCGATTACGTTGCGGATGCCATGGGACCTCAGTATCAGACGGGGCCTGGGCTCAATTTCAGCGGCACTGGGTTCTTTACCGGCGGATCGCCTGCCACCCCGACGCCAGTTCCGAATCCTCTCGGATTTCCTTCTACGCTGTTTTATTTTCCATCGATCGGAACCACCTTTTCCGACATCGTCACCTGGCGCATCGGCTTCAATCTTGCGCAGTCGGTTTCGCAGACCGGGAAACTGGACAGGATCACAGCCCAGGCCGTCGGCATGGCGGTCTACTACACCTCTGCGGAAGTGGTGAGCGGGCAGCCCATTCCGAATCCAGTTGCGCCGGCCGCAGGCGAGCAAGTCAACTGGGCGCTGCCGATTGGATATTTCACGCTCGATCCCTTCGGAGGTCTGGCAACGGGCGCGATTGCCTCCTGGGCGCCGGCCACGCATGGCCCGGATTCATTTACTGCGATCGATGGCCCGTTTGGTGTCGAAACATCGTCTGCCCTGGCTGCGGCGAGCTCTGTACCGTGCCCGGTCGTTGCCGGCTGGCCTGCTTACCTTCTCGCAGTTCCGTTTTATGGAGGCAGCGATTCGCCGGCGAGCGCACAGGTTGCCAAATGGCAGGCCCTCACTCCAGCCAACTTCTACGATGAGAGCCTTGCCACCTTTCAGGCGCATGGCCGCATCGTCAAGAATCCTGATACCTATCCCTTCCAATCGCCGGGAACGACGGCCACGGCCTTGGGGATGATTTCTGTACGGTATCTGGACGCGCCGCAGTTCGCGCAGCCGTCGGGAAGCTTTATCAATGTGCCGTCGCTCGAGCTGGTACGTGCCCAGTGCCGGGCTGGGAGCCTTGTCGGATCGCTTGCCATGATTTCGCAGCGCTCTGCCTCGGACTGGATAACCGACCTTTGCGAGGCAGCCGACTGCACGCCGGTTCTAAGCGGACACCAGCTTTATCTGATTCCGCGCTCTGAAGTTTCAGCGGTCGGCAATGGAGCAGTCTACAACGCGCCGACGGCCGCCGGGCCGGTCGCGAATCTGAGTACCTTGAACGGCGACTTCGTTGCTTCAAAGGGCCAGCCCGCTATCAAAGTGACCCGCACGGCACGGAAGGATACCGACACCGTCTTTCAGATGCAGCACATCAACCGGGCCTCGGGATACCAGCAGATCACGACGACGGAACCTGACGCAGCTGGAATCTCTATTTACGGGGTGCGCAAGGCATCGCCGAAGGTCAATAACGCTGTGCAGGACGTGGCCATAGCGCGGTCGATTCTTTCGATCATGATTCGGCGCATGAACTATGTCGAGATTTTGAGTTACGAGTTCACGCTCAATCAGCGCTGGGCGCCGCTCAACTGCATGAATCTGGTGACGATCACCGATCCCACGCAGGGCATCAACCAGATTCCGGTGCGGATTATCTCGTGGGAGGAAAACGACAAGTACGAAATCGCCTGCGTGGCAGAGCCCTTTGTGTATGGCATTCATGCTCCCCAGGCGCTCCCTGCGACAACGCCCTCTCCCTATTCCGGAGGCGGCGATATTCAAACCTCAGCAGGCAACGTCAATCCTCCGATCATCTTCGAGCCGGTCAAGCGGCTGTACGGCAGCCTGCCTCAATTGCAGTTGTGGCTGGTTATCTCTTCCTCGGCCTTGAATTACGGCGGCGCGCAGGTCTACGTCTCAACCGATGGCGGGGCAAGCTTCAACCCTCTTGGCACCGGGCCGGTAATGGGCTCGGCGATCACTGGATACGTCACGGCGGACTGGCCTGCGGCTCCGGACCCGGACACGACCAACGATCTGCTTCTTGATTTGAGCGAATCAAACGGGACTCTCGACAGTTATGCAGTGATGGACGAGGACAACTTCGTCTATCCCTGCTACGTGGCCGGGCAGCAGTTGATTGTGCAGATGAACGGCACGACCATTGCCCTGCTTGAGAACACGACCGTCGAAATGAACGGGGTGGCGATTGCGGGTTCCGGGACGTTCGGCTACGAGCTGATGACGTATGCGGTGGCGACGATGACCGGAAGCCATCTCTACACCCTGAAGGCGACCGGCGCCGGAAACAAACTGCGTAGAGACGTGTTTTCTGCCCCAGACGGGACTGGAAACGGGATCGATCACCCGGCTACCAGCAGGTTCGCTTTCTTGAATCCCTCAGGCGTCGGAACGCTAAAGGTTACAATGGACCCGGTTTGGGTGGGGCAGACGCTGCAATTCAAGATTCTCAGCTTCAATGAATTCGGGGCGGCGATCCAGAGCCTCGCAGACGTACCGGCTTATAGTTATACCCCGACAGGAGTACCAGGCGCATGACACTGGCATCGACGATCAACTTCTCAGATACGGTTCCGGCTCCCGGCTCAGGCAAAGCCAATGTTGCGTGGCAGAACGATGGCGGTTCGCCGACAGCGAATCTTTCGGCTGAAGTGTTGGCTCCCGCTAGTGTCGGATTCTCAATCTCTTCAGGCGTCGTGGCGAGTCCGGCGGTGCCGATCATTCTTGCGCCGCTTACCGGATACGTTACCCACTGCTACTTCACAACCAACACTTCAGATGCGACAAATCCGCTCACGTTCAATGTCAAGTTCAACGGAACAGATATCATCAGCGGAGTTAGTGCGACAGTGGCGGCGGGAACATCGCCTGGCACAGTTTCAACCTTCGCACTGACGTCTGCAAGCGTAGCAATTACCGCTGGCCAGAAGTGGGAAATTGACATCACCAGCGGTACTTCGTCATGGTCAGGGATCGCGCAGTGCTTCTAAAGGAGACCTATGAACATCTATTTTGCGGGCGGTGAGGACATTAGTTTCCCGTCTTTTGGCACTTACGTGGTTGACACTACCACAGGAAGATTTCGATCTGGATGGGCAAGATGTGGGTTGTCTCCCATTCAAAATAGTGGCGTCGGTGGCGCGCATTCGGCAATATTCGGTGCCGGGGCACAAACCAGTGCTTGGCTATCATTTCAGGTCTACCTTGGTAGCTCTTTGCTCGCCAATATAGGATTTGCATCTTTCGGATTGCTTGGAACCAATAACGCTCTCGCAGTGGGAACAGACACTTCAAACGGAGCAAAGTTAGCACTTTTTAAGTACGACGGAACAACCCGGACGCAGTTAGCCGCAGAAGCCGGAACAAGTCTTGGAACATTTGCCCAATTTAAAATAGACATGCAGGTCATTAGTTACGGAGCTACCGCAACAGTACACGTTTATGTAGGAGGCGTGCTAGTCATTACCTTTAGTGGAGATGTTACTGTATCTGGAATGACGAACTTCGATTCCATTTATCTTTTTCCTAATCAGAATAACTCTCCCAGCCCCGTCTATTCCGAAATTTTTGCTACCGACAGCGACACTCGCGGATTCTTAGGGCTTCAGACGGAGGCTCTTACCGGGGCAGGCACAACCAACAACTTTACGAATAACACCTATACCAACATCAACGGCATAGCCTTTTCTGATGCAAACCCGACTTATACAAACATCGTGGCGCAGGATCAGCAGTACACCGTGACCGCGCCGACGCCTGCAACCTATTCAGTGTCAGGAGTCGTCATCACAGCGCGCATGGCGGCTTCATCAGGCTCGACGCCCACTCAAATCAAACTTGGATACAACAGCGGAGGCACGAAGGGATTTGGAACTGGGGCAGCAAAGACGCTTACAACCGGGTATCAGACCTACACGCAGATCGATACTGTGAACCCGGTTACCGGCGTAGCTTTCACGCAGAGCGAGCTTGCCGCTCTCCAACTTGATTTGCAATCGGCATAAACAATGGCGATTAACCCAGGCGTCAATGCGAGCAAGGCAGTCGGGTTCGGGCTCTTGTCTTCTCCCACCGGAACGAGCGCGAGCAAGGCGGTCGGCTACGGGCTGCTTTCTGCCGTGCATGGCGTCAGCGCAGACAAGGTTGTCGCTTATGCGCTGCTTGAAAACATCGGCCTGGGCGTGGATGCCTCCAAAGTCGTTGCCTATGCTCTGATCGATTCGTCTGCAGTTGGCGTCGGGGTAGATGCTTCTAAGCTTGTGGCTTATGCTCTGCTTTCTCCTGGGAGCGGAATCCCGGCATCGAGTTCAGCGTTTTGTGGCACGACATCATCGAAAAGCGGAAATGTTCCTTTCGCATAATATTTATCGTCCTGCCCAGTAATAGGGCGAGCGCGGGGGGCGCGGGCGAATCTAAGGTAGAGGTGGGGGCCAGTGGCAGTTGAGCGTCGAACCGATGGCGAGTTAAGGAGCATCGTTATGCAGGAGGTCGCAAATCAAATCACTCCGCTCACTTCCCGAGTGGAGCGTATGGACCGCACCCTTCGGTCCCTCTATCGCAACGGCGGCGAAGGTGCGCCGGGGTATCTAGAGACAGCCAGAGAGATCGATAACGGCAGATTCGACATGATATTTCGGATGTTTCAAGAATTTAAAGACGACCTGAAACCGCTCAAGAAGTTCATGAACGATCACATCGCCTCTGAGGACCAAAAAAACAAGGATGATGTCAGCAAAGAGAAGGCCCTGGCTGCCAAAGTAGATGAATCTGAGCGTAGATTTAAACGCTGGCTTGCGGTGGCGACTCTGTTTCTCACTTCGGTTACCGTGCTGATGAATCTCAGAGGATGCGCAACGGTTAAGGCTTTCTTCAATGCTGATTCTCTCGGCAAGCCTGCTGTACAATTGCCGCAGAATTCTCAAGCAATGCCCCAGCAGGCCAAGGAAGACCCAGGTCCGATCGATAACAAGTGAGGTGAAAGATGCCAAATTGCGGAACCACAACTACTCGACCATGCGCTCCCGTTCCAACGACGGCGGCTCCGAATTACACGCCTGAAGAAATGAGCGCCTACGGAGAGGCCTGCTATCAGAAGGGCCACGCTGATGCGCACCACGGCATCAAGGCCAAACTCAAAGAGATGGGCGATTCTCTCGGCAATGCTCTCGGCGAAGCCAAGTTTGGCGAATGACCGAGAAGCGCAAGCCCGTCCCGCCTCCGCGTGGAGATGACGGGCCAGTGCCTGACCGCTCTGAGAGTGAAAAGAAAGAGCAATTAAGGCAGTTTCTGGAGCGCTTAGATCGTTATCTCAAGACGCACGGCCACGAGGGAGCATTGTGAAAGTCACGACCCGCAACGAGATGATTACGATGCGCGCCGCGGAAAAACTCTCTGAGGCTTTCGCTAAGTCCCAGGGCAGCGACAATGCCGACCTGCTGCTGCGCGTGGCTCTGATGCAGGCAGCCGATGAGATTGGCGGGGAAGCAGCGCGCAACCCGGTCGCCATGACAATGCCTCTCAAAGTGATCCTGAACGGCAGGCGAGAAAGCTGAGGATTTTCATGCAGACAAGTCCGCGAGGCATCGAGTTAATCAAGGGCTCAGAAGGATTCGTATCGCACGTCTACTCGGACAATGGAGCACCGGCCATCGCCTACGGTCACCGGCTGCTGCATGGGGAATCATTCCCAGCCGGAATCACCGAAGCTGACGGAGACGCCATGCTGCGCAAGGATCTGGCTACTCGCTTTGAGCCGATCGTGAATGCGCGCGTCCCGGCCGACTGCACACAGAACCAGTTCGATGCCCTGGTAGATTTCGTCTACAACGTCCAGAATCAGCCGAGGTCGCTCGAGCAGTTGCTCGCCCACGGCTGGGATCAGGTGCCGGTTCAGTTGCTGCGCTGGTGCCATGAATTCGTCAATGGCGTATGGATAGAGAATGCCGGATTGCTGGCAAGGCGGAAGAAAGAGGCTGCGCTATTTGTGTCCGTGCTATAGTTTGGCCAACCAGTCAACGCGGTCTTGGGGCAGCAGCGGCACTCTGCCCCGATTTTTCAAGCAAGGAACGCTCCAATGTGGCCAGACATCGCACTACTTCTGATTCTCGTGTTTCGCGCCAGCCTGAAAGGTAAGCAATGGTAAGTCAAGCGCAAGCATTCTGGGCCATCAACGGCTGGGGAGTTCTGCTGTTCCTCTTGATTGTGTTCCTTGTTTGGCGTCTCGGCACGTCTCAGGCTGGATTCATCGGCTCACTGAATGCCATCAATTCCCAGGTCTGGGCCTTCCTGATTCTCGCCTCCGGCATCGCCGCCGTGCTCCTCTTTCACAAGGCCGGGATAGCAATCGACATTGCGGCTGGCGTCATCGGCGCGGCAGTGAATATGTTCAATTCGCTCATCAAGCCTCAGCCGCTTCCGGGGGCACAGCACTTAGAGGTGGATTCCACGCCTCCCGCAAAGCCGATTGTCGCCACGCTGAACGGACAGCCCATACCCAATCAATCAGTCGAACCTCCAAAGGAGGGAGTTTGAAAAAGCTATTCGCATCTTTCGTCCTTTCCGTTTTCGTCCTCGGGATGGCAGGGTGCCCGGGATCGAACCCGTCGACACCGACCAACCCCGCACAACTGGCACCGGGCTATCAGAACCAAGCCGATCAGCAGATGGGGGAGATTCTGGCGGGAGCGCACGCCTTCTACACCTCGATTCAACAGCAGTCGCAGGCGGGAACCCTGACGCTGGACCCGACGACCAAAGCAGCCTTCAATGCGTTCGGAGTGAGCCTGAATGCAGCCCAGACGGTGTATCTGGCCTACCACAACGGTCAGGCGACACAGGCCCAGGCTCAGACAGCAGTGAATCAGGTGCAGGCACAGCAGGCGGCTCTACCGCTGCCAGGGGCGAAACCATGAGCACAACCACTACTCAACCTTCAGGCTTCTGGGCGCATCTCAAGCAACTCCTGCCTGCGATCGAACTGGCAGGCAACGTGGCCTTGATGGCAACCGGATTCGGCGCACCGTTCGTGCCCCTGATCCAGCAGCTCGAGAGCGCTGTCAATCCTGCCCTGCAATCCCTCGGAACCCCGCAGACCGCGCAGAGCACCATCATGAGCATCTATGCCACGATTATCGGCGTGCTGACGGTCCTGAAGGCCACACCGGGCCTGCCAGCGGCAGAACTCGCGCAGATTGATTCCTACGTCACGGCGGCGCAGGCTGGCACGGCAGGGTATCTCTCAGCGCAATCTGGCTTCGTCGCTGCCAACTACTCGCCTGTTACCCCGATTGCCTGATGCCTGAGCTCCTCGTCAGATTCGTCACCGAGCAGGATTTCGTCTCGCGCGCGATCCGCTGGGTAACGTTCGGCGAGTTCTCGCATGTGGAACTGGGCCTTCCTGATGGCAGCTGGCTCGGCTCTCATGCGAAGGGAGGCGTCCAGATCCGCGGCGCCGAATACATGAAGCCAAGTTTGGAAAGGCTCTATGCGTTGCCGGTCACGCAGGGCGAGTACGACCAGGCGATGGCCTACGCGAAACGGCAACTGGGCACCGGCTACTCGTTCTTCGATATTGCCGTAATCCTGTTCCGCGCTCACTTTAAAACGCGCCCCAAGGGACTCATCTGCTCGTGGTTTGTGCTCGAAGCACTCAGGGCAGCCGGGTTTATGCCGCTGAACGTGCTCGCAGACTACGACTACAAAATTGATCCGGACCGGCTGCATCTCTCGCCCATCTTCATCGGGCGCTGCATCCGTCAGACCGCCAAGCCTTAAAGGAGAACCCTATGAAACGATTCCTGCTTTTGCTCGCGCTCGCTGCAATTCCTGCCGGCGCGCAGACTCTGGGCACCGACACCAAGATCAGCACATCCTGGACGCAGCCGGCAGGATATTCGGCTTGCTCGTCGACGCTTACCAAGGGATGCATTCTGGGCTATACCGAGACGATTATGCCGCCGGCGGCCGTGACGACCGGAAACATCGTCATCGCGGCCTGCACCTTAACCAATACTGCCGGATGTATCGGGGCACAGAGCGTATGGACATGGACGTCGCCGACGCCGCTCTCCTGCGGCACCTGGTCTGTTACCGTGGCAACCAACTATCTCGATGGGAATGGAACTGCGGGGGTCTCTGCACCCTCCAGCGCGGTGTCCCTGGTGGAACCGTGCCCTTTTGTTCCCCCAAGCGCGCCAAGCAACATAAGTGCTAAACCTCAGCCGTAAGAAAGGGGGCAACGGAGTCGCCAGAGCATGAGACCGGCCCTTCGCGGGGCCGGTTTTGTTTGGTTACCAAGGTTTATTCGTTAGTTTCGCTTTTTGCTTGCGCTCTGCCCCAAAAGGCGTATTCTGGTCTCACTTCAGCAACCGCCCTCCATGAGGGGCCATGAAAGGGAACCTGATGAACACCATCCAAAACTCAGAAATGATCGTCACGCTGAACGGAAAAAATGCTGTTTCGGTCAACTCTCTTGATGAGGCTGTTCGGATCGCTGCAAAGTTTCGCGACGAATACGACTATGGCTTCGGCATGGGTGCAACGAAGTATTACAACCTCAAAGTTGGCAGAGTGCTTCAAGGCTCGAACCAAATCGCGCGCATTCACTACAACGGCAGAGTTGAGGTGACGGTATGCTGACCAAGTTTGAACAGCGCCTCTTCGGTGGCATGATCGCTGTGCCGCTCATCGGCCTCGCCATCACCTTCGCCAAAACCGCCAAGCATGCCCTCGACCACGTTCTGGCCATCGGCTTCGGATTCACCGAGCATCACCTTTTGGCAACGATGTTCGCTCATCCCTACTTCATTGGGGCGATGGTGCCGGTGCTGATTGCTGTAGCGGCGATCCGCGCGGCAGGCGACGAACTCAACAAGAAAGTGCCGAAACGGAGAACGTTTTGAGCGACCTCGGCAACATCCTTGCTGCCTTAATGGCAGCGCTTGAGCAATGGAAGTGCCCTGCCTGTGGAGGCACAGGGCGGTATACGGGCTACTCTGCTGCCGCCCCAAATGGCGCAACCTGCCGCAAGTGTGCAGACACGAACGGCCTTCACCCGGTGGCCTATGCGGCCCTCCAGAAAGCGAGAGCGAAGTGAAGCAGCCAGCATGGCAAAGAAAGCAACAAGAATTGAGGCGGGTATCGGCGCTAGAGGCCGAGAACTGGAATCTTAAGTATCCGGTCGGAACTCCGGTCGTGCTATCCAAGGATTCAGGCGAACAGAAGCAGACCAAGACGCGGAGCGAAGCCTACGTTTGCGATAGCGGGCAGGCAGTGTGCTTCTTTGAAGGCGTCTCGGGATACTACTTGCTTGACCGCGCAACGCCAGCACGAGAGGTGCAGCCATGATCAACTTTCCTTTATACCGCGAAGTCGCTGAAGTGATGCAGCGCCTCGGGCTCCAACCCATATCGCAGGAAGAGATTCTGGCCAACCGTAGGCAGATTCATGGTCGCCGCAAAACAGACGGACTCGGAAGTTTTCTGCTCGATCATTTCATCCTTGACGGCATCGAGTTTCTCGTCGTAGTGTTGCTCTACACTTTAATTCACGGTTAGGAGGAGCCCATGAGCTCTCACGAAATCCAACCCACCGGCCCCACAATCGACGAACTCCGCATTCAAGCTACAGCCGCCTACGAGGCCCACATGGCCTCGGGAATCCTCGTCGATCTTCACCGCGATATGCTTGCCGATGCCATTAGCCAGCAGAATGAAACCCGCCGCATCTGGCTCGATCTGAGCAAGAAACTTCACGACGCGGAAGGTGCGCTATGAATCGCGATTCCTTCATCCGCAGCATGGAATGGGCAGGGCAGCACGCGGCATGGCTGACGACGCTTGCGCCGAAAGAGGGGCAGCAGAAGCCGGAAACCTTTGCCATCCTGGCTTATCACTACATGCGCCTGGCAGGCGTCTCGCCCTTTGATAACAATCTGAATCTGAACATCGACTGAAAGGAAATCTTCCATGGACAAGCTTTTTGACAGGCAAGCTGAGGCGTCGATCGCCGTGATCGATAAGCGCTCGGCAGCGATTGAGCGCGTCATGCCGCCGCAGAACGATGCGCTGCTGATGCTGATTGAAAAACTCTCTACCAATGAAAGCCTTGACGTTGCCAAGGCAGAAAAGATGGTCGAGCTCTACCTCTCAGGGCAGCGCCGCATGCAGGAGATGCAGGACGAGCGCGAGTATTACGAACGCATGGCCGAGTTCAAGCGCAACCCGCCCGAGGTGATCAAGAAACTAACGGCGGTCATCAAGGGGAAGAAAGCCAACGGAGGCGACTACGCTTTCGATGTGCCCTATGCCGATCTAAACGCCTACGCTGATGCGGCCATGGCTGATCTTGCGCAGCGTGGGATCACATGGGACTTTGAAATCATCGAAGGCCCTGCGGTGATGACAGTGACTTGCCTTCTCCACTACGGACTCTATACGCGCCGCGGTTCGCCGGCAACGGGCGATCCGAAGCTGCTGCAGTCACCCAACCCGTTCATGCAGAAGGGAGCAGCGCAGAGTTTCCTGATGCGCTACTCGTTCTGTGCCTCGACCGGCCTCACAGCTGCCCTGCCTGGCGACAAAAACGGAACCACGCTGGCTGAGGCAGAGGAAGGCGGAACAATGGAGGATGGGACCGCCATCGACTTCATCGCCTCAATCGAAGGAGCAGCCGACCACGACGAACTCCGGCGCCGATACTTAGAGGCCCGCGACGCCGCCGCCAAACTGCACGATGTGAAGGCAACCGAGGCCTTTGCCAATGCCAAAAACAAGCGGCTCGCTCAACTGAACTGCGCCAAGAAGGGATAAGACTGTGGCCACTGAGACAACTGCCCTAGCTATACTTGAAACCTGCACTGCCGTGCAAATCTTTGAGCCCGGCTTTATCGATCCGGTACTGGAACGGATCGAAGCCGAAGCCCGCGCCGAAGCCGCCCAACTCGACATTTCAACCGAAGCCAGCCGCAAGGCGCTTGCCTCGCTGGCCTACAAAGTGGCCCGTTCGAAGACCTTCATCGACGATCAGCGCAAGGCCCTGGTTGCCGACGAAAAGCGCCGCCTCAAGAAGATTGATGAGGAAGGATCGCGTATCTGGACGCGGCTCGAAACGCTGCAAGCCGAAGTCCGGAAGCCGCTGACTGATTGGGAACAGGCAGATAAGGCGCGCATCGCCGATCACCTGGGAGCGCTGGGCTTATTTGAGAACGAGAGATATGCCGCTCCGCTTTGGAAGACAAGCGAAGAAATCAAGGAGCATATCTTCGCGGTAAACGAACTATTCTGCTTGCGTGACTGGCAGGAATTCACTCAGCGCGCCACCGGTGAAAAGGCGACAGCCCTTCTGGCACTCGAAAATGCGCTGGTTGAAGTGGAACGCCGCGAACGGGAGCAGGCAGAACTTACCCGTCTACGCGCCGAGGCCGCCGAACGCGAGCAGCGCGAACGCGAAGAGCGCATCGCCCGCGAAGCGCGCGAAAAGGCAGAGCGCGAGGCCCGCGAGCGCGAAGAGAAGATCCTGCGCGATGCCGAGATGCAGCGCCTGCAGGCCGAGGCCGACAGGAAGGCCGCAGAGGCCCGCGCTGAAGAGATCGAGCGCCGTCGCATAGCCGAGCAGCGTGAAGCCAGCGAACGCGCAGCGCGCGCCGCAGAGAAGGCAGAACGGGACCGGCAGGCAGCTGTCAAAGCCGAGCGGGAACGGGCTGCAGCGAAGAAGCAGCGCGAAGAAGAAGAGCAGGCGCGGCGCGAAGCATCGGCACGCATCCGCCGGCGCGTGCTCGGCGAAATCTCTGAGGCAATCGCCAAGTTAGACGTTGCCCCTGAAAAGGCCGATGTGATAGCTTCGGCACTCGCAAACAACCTCATTCCGCACTGTACGGTGGTGTTCTGATGAGAATCACCTATGGAAAACAGCAGTCTGATGCCTGGTTGAAAAACAGGATCGGGCGCGTCACCGGCAGCCGCATCGCTGATGTATGCTCCTTCCTGACCCGCAAATCAGGCGACAAGCAGGCAGGCGACTCCTCAGCCAAGCGCGATGCCTATCGCCTCGAACTGATCGCCGAACGGCTCACCGGCCGCGCCAAGGATCATTACGTCTCGCCAGCCATGGAGCACGGCATGGAGACCGAGAATGATGCGCGGCTCTACTACGAAGGCGCGCTGCGCGTGATGTGTGAGCCGGTTTCCTTCGTGCTGCACCCCAAGTACAACTTCACCGGGGCCAGCCCTGATTCACTCGTTGGCGACGATGGGGTGCTTGAGATCAAGTGCCCCGAAACCACGACGCACATTGAGTACATCCTAGGCGGTCGGATTCCAGACGAATATCTGCCTCAGATGGCATGGGAGATGGCCTGCACAGAGCGCCAGTGGGCAGACTTTGTGAGCTACGACCCGCGCGTACAGGATGAGAAGCTGCGATTCTTTTACCGGCGCGTGACCCGTGAGCAGTTGGTCTGGATCGTCGGCACAGGCCTCACTGAACGCATTCTGACAGGGCAGGCGGTGCTCGACTACTTCACTGAGCAGGTCGTCAAGCTCAACGCCGAAATCGAAAGCTTCTTCGAGCAGCACGGCGCCAAGGCGATTGCGCCGTTCCCAGTCGAAGTGATTACAGAGGATGGCGTGCCGGAGCCGGTAGGGCTGAGCGAGGGCGATCCTGGTGACGTGACCGGCCCGGCATACGCCTTTCTCGACGAAGGTGTGGAGATGACGCCATGAACGAGAACTCCTGCCCCATGCCGCCCTACTCTTCTCTCAAGCGCAGCCAGAAGCCCATACGTCCGCGCCACAAGCCCGCCGTGCGCGTCGGCAAGGTCTCAGGCACCATTCGCCTGGCAGGGCCTGCCATGGAGGCGCTGCGCGAACGCCGATACAAGAAGGATGGCGGGCGGTGCACCTGGGAAGGCTGCGGGATCTGGCTGCCTCTCTATGGCTCGGTATTCAACCGGGCGCATCTGGCGCACGTCCTGAGCCATGGAGCCGGAGGCGGCGACACGATCGAGAACACGCGCATCAGGTGCTTCCATCACCACATCGAAGTTGAGCACATCAAGGGGCAGAAGTCGCCTGCTTAAGTTATTCACAGATGTACTCCACATTTACACACTGGATTTCGATATTGACCTATCAATAATTGTTCATAAGTTCGCCGTAACTGCTATTGTTGATCTTCCGAGGAAATCAACGTATGGGCTTCGTAAAATTGGATACCGGAATACTGGATTCTACCCTCTGGATTGAGAAAGATCAGAGGGATGTTTTTATCACTGCTCTTTTGATGGCAGAGCCGAGGGAATTCAATGAGCCTCAGCCGCAGATAGAGGTTGATTCAATGGTTCCGACTGGCTTTGTTGTTCCGCCCGGCTGGTATGGATTTTGTGCGGCTGCGGGCTCTGGAATCATTCGCCGGTCACTGACAGAGCACTTTTCAGGCATGAAGGCTCTACGCGAACTTGGCTCGCCTGATCCCGAGAGCCGGACCAAGACTTTTGAAGGACGCCGCCTGATCCGAATCAACGGGGGCTATATCGTTCTCAACTATATGTCTTACCGAGACAGGGACTATGGAGCGGCAGAACGAATGCGCCGACTTCGTGAACGGCGAAAAACGCAACATTTAGAGAATGTTCGCCGTAACAGTGACACGGTTCCCCGTAACGATACGCAGGCAGAGAGCAGAGAGCAGAGAGCAGAAGAAGTACAAAATCCTTCTCGCGCAAAAGCGGCGCGAGCGACGAAGACCGCGCTTTCTGACATCAGGCATGCCGATTTTAAGGAAGCTATCCGGCGCTATTGGGATTCGAAAAATCCTGGCGTGCAGATGCCCTGGGGTCCGATGGAGGGCAAGCAACTCGGCATGTGGCTGCGTGAGGCTCCCGATATTACCCTCGAGCAATTCACAGGTATGTTGCGCGGGCGCTACAAGTCAGACGTGAATCACGGAGACCGCCCTGCGCAGTGGATTCGATGGATTACCAGCTGGGGTCCATCGCCGGTCGACCGATTCAATAAGCCAATCCAGGAGGGAAAAAATGGATCGCATAAGAGCGTCACTGGAGAGCGCGTTAGCGACAACCTCAAAGCAATCGCGGCCGCTGCTCAACGACGAGGAGTCCCTGGCTTTGACGGTATTGGTGGCGGAGACAGCAAAGCGCTACCCAAGCCAGGACCTGACGGATTCAGTGGGGGAGATCATGCAGGATCTCGAACAGTTGGCCCTGAAATACTCGCTCCCGAAGGTTCGAAAGGCGCTGGAGGCTCTGCGCATTAAGCCGGGGCAGGCGTTTTTTCCTAGGCCAGATGAAGTGGCTGAGGAGATCGAAAGCCAACGTGAACGCGGATTAAACGATGCGCTGCGGCGAGATGGCGAAGATTACCGCACCCGCGTGCAGCGATGGATTGACGCGTACAACTCGCCAGAGGAAGTCGCTTGGCGGAAATCTATGGGTTTTGAATGATTGACCGCGAAAACGACGTACTAGCGCAGTGGGAAGTGCTTCTTCTTTGGGCAGCGGCTGTGGTCTTCTGCCTCACGGTCTGGGCCTATGCCCTGGTCGGCTTCTGGTACGTCAATCAGGACTGGCTGCACTCGCTGTGGAGGTGGATAGAGCAATGATTGCTGCCCTTTACGTGATGCGCGGTGGTTGCTACTACAACCTGCCTGATGTAGATCCTTGGGATGAGGAACGCGATGCGCGGCTCTATGTTGGGCC